TACACCTACAGTTAATATTGTTAAGTGGCAAGTGACTGGTGAACTAGCATCAAAGGTTAACATTCTTCGTAATAGTAAAATTGTTATTTCATGCGCACCTGAGAATGCACCTTATGCTGAATTAAATGCATGGGGTATTCCACTAACCAATGACAATACTTCTGACATCGTTATCACTAATGGTGCAGCAAAAGATGTTACTGGTATTTTAGTTCTCCGTAAAGTTGCTGGCTGGGCTACTAAAGTTGAAGAAGCTACTTATGGTGCTTATGACGATCCAACTCGTGTTGGTGCTTCTACCACATTAAGTGGTTCTCCAGATAAGGTATAATCATGAGACTAATTAGAGAAGTTTTAGATACCACAAACCTTATTGTTGAGTCCAAACTCGGCAAAGGTAAAGAATATTTTATTGAAGGAATCTTTCTTCAATCTGAACTGAAAAACCGTAATGGTCGTATGTATCCAGAATCAGTTATGGATAATGAAGTAGGTCGTTACATTAAAGAATCTGTCGACAAGAATCGTGCCTATGGAGAACTCGGTCACCCAGATACTCCTTCCATTAATTTGGATCGTGTATCCCACATGATTGTTAGTTTGCGCAAAGAAGGTACTAACTACATCGGCAAAGCAAAGATTCTAGAAACTCCAATGGGTCAAATTGCACGTGGTCTTTTAGATGGCGGTGCAAATCTTGGAGTATCTAGTAGAGCACTTGGTTCCCTTCAAACAAATAATGAAGGTGTTCAAATTGTTCAAGACGATTTTACGCTGTCCACTGCAGCTGACATCGTTGCCGATCCGTCTGCTCCAGATGCGTTCGTAAGAGGTATTATGGAGTCAAAAGAGTGGGTCTTTGTTGATGGAAAGTTTGTGGAACAACATATTGAAGAAGCGAAGCGCAATGTTCGTAAGGCTTCTTCACGAAATCTAGAGGAAGCAAAGATTTATGCTTTCCAAAAGTTTCTGAGTAAAATCAGATAAATAATAAATAATCAATAGAACTATCCAGTTACAGGAGAAAACGATGTCAATCGAACAAAAAATCGCTGAAATTTTGGCTGAGTCTAAGAAACTAGACGAATTTAAAGTAGCAGGCAAAGAAGGTGGTATGGATCCAGGTACACATGGTGCTGTCGCAGGCAACCAAGCTGTTATCCGTGATTCATCTAACAATGTACCAAATGGTGGTGAAACACCTAACCCAGACAGTTCTCGCAACAATGTTGATGACGAGAAAGAAGCTGAGGGTGGTACATCTAAAAAATCAAATCCAGTTACAGCTAGAGCAGTCGCTGGAGACCAAGCAGTCATTCGTACAGGCACTAGCGTTAAAGAAGACGTTGACGCATTGATGGCTGGCGAAGAACTTTCTGAAGAATTCCGTCAGAAAGCAGAAACTATTTTTGAAGCAGCAGTTCTTAATCGTGTTAAGAACGAAGTTGCTCGTATTGAAGAAGAATTCGAAAGCAAACTAGCGGAAGCTGTTGCGAAGAATACAGAGGGTCTTGTTGAGCAAGTTGATGGATACCTTGGCTATATTGCCGAGCAGTGGATGACACAGAATGAAATTGCCCTAGAGCGTGGTATGAAATCCGATATTCTTGAAGGTTTCATTGGCGGTTTGAAGAATCTATTTGAAGAGCACTATATCGATATTCCTGAAGAGAAATTCGATGTGCTTGGCGAAATGGAATCTAAGATCGATGAATTGGAAACAAAACTTAACGAACAATATGCAGCTAACATTGAATTAAGCAAAGTACTTGCTGAAACCAATCGCATTGCAATCGTTACGGTTGTGAGTGAGGGATTGACAGATACAGAAACTGAAAAGTTTATGTCTCTTGTCGAAGAACTTTCTTACGAAGACCAAGCTAGTTTTGAAACCAAAGTAAAGACTATCCGTGAAAATTATTTCACAACTAAAGGTTCTACAGAAATTAAATCTGTAGTTACTGATGCTCCAGTAGAAGTATTGACTGAAGGAGTTTCTAAGAAATTAGATCCAGCAATGTCTGCTTATGCTGCTCAGCTCAACAAATTAAACAAATAAGGAAATCCAAATGCAATCTCGTCAAGATTTAATGAAAAAATGGGCTCCGATTCTTGAGCATGAAAGTGCTCCAAGAATTCGTGACAACTATCGTAAAGAAGTAACTGCGGTTCTTCTAGAAAACCAAGAAATCGAAATGCGTCGTGGTCGTGAAGCCCTAGGCGAATTAAACGAAGCTGTTCCTACAAACAATGGCGGTGCTGGCATCGGCTTGCAAGGTGGCGGTGCTCTTGGTCCAGGTACTGGCGTTACTGGTTTTGATCCAGTAATGATTAGCTTGGTTCGTCGTGCAATGCCACAGATGATCGCTTATGACATCTGCGGTGTTCAACCAATGACACAACCAACTGGCTTGATTTTCGCAATGAAATCACGCTACGCTGCGAACGATGGTACTGAGGCTCTATTCAACGAAGCTGATACAGATCGTTCTGGTGCAGCATCTCCTGAACACTCTGGTGTATATAACTTCGGTGGTTCTGAAACTACTGGTGTTGGTATGACTACTGCTGTTGCTGAAGACAAAGGTAACTCTGGTAACACATTCGGCGAAATGGCTTTCTCTATCGAAAAGACTGCTGTAACTGCAAAGACTCGTGCTTTGAAGGCAGAATACTCTATCGAATTAGCACAAGACATGAAGTCTGTTCATGGTCTTGACGCTGAAGGTGAATTAAGCAACATTCTCTCTACAGAGATTCTTGCTGAAATCAACCGTGAAGTTATCCGTACTGTCTACAAGACTGCTAAAGCAGGTGCTCAAGTTGGTGTTACTACTGCTGGTACTTTCGACTTAGACACTGACTCTAATGGTCGTTGGTCTGTTGAGAAATTCAAAGGTCTAATGTTCCAAATTGAACGTGAAGCCAATGCTATCGGTCAACAAACTCGTCGTGGTCGTGGTAACATTATCATCACTTCAGCTGATGTGGCTTCTGCCCTTGCAATGGCTGGTGTGTTGGATTATTCTTCTGGCTTGTCTGGTAAGAATGACCTAACTGTTGATGATACTTCTACTACTTTCGCTGGTGTTCTAAACGGTAAGTATAAAGTTTATGTTGATCCATATACTTCAAACGTATCTGACACTCAGTTCTTCGTTGTTGGCTACAAAGGCGCATCTGCTTTTGACGCTGGCTTGTTCTATTGCCCATATGTTCCATTGCAAATGGTTCGTGCAGTTGATCCTAACACCTTCCAGCCAAAAATTGGCTTCAAGACTCGTTATGGTCTAGTTGCTAACCCATTCGTTTCATTGGATGGTACTGGTGGTTTGACAGCAAACGAAAACTACTACTATCGTCGTGTTAAAGTCGCTAACATAATGTAATCGACTGGTCGGTTTAAAAAGCCGACATAGAAGCGGTACTTTAAGAGGGTTCTTTCGGGAACCCTCTTTTTTATTTGGATAAATAATGTTATGGCCACAACTATCACCTGCCCAATACCAGATAACATCACTCCATTATCACCTAATGGATTCATGTTCAACATCACCAGATTACCTGATTTGGCATTCTTTTGCCAATCGGTAAATATTCCAGGTATCACTCTTGGTGCTCCTGAATTCGGCAATCCATTTAATATGCAACCAATTCCAGGTGAATCATTAACCTATGATCAACTAACTGTTCAGTTCCTAGTTGATTCTGATATGGTAAATTATAAATCAATATACAATTGGATTATTGCTTTAGGATTTCCACAGTCTTATGAACAGTATATAAGTTTTAATGAATATGACACAGTAAATTATTCTGAGTTAGCAAAGAACTACTCTGATGCAACTTTACAAATTTTAAACGGCAATAATCAAACTGCTCAGATGATTCAATTTGTTGATTTATTTCCAATCACTATTGACTCATTGATGTTTGCATCTACGAATGCAGATGTGCAATACCTAGTAGGGAATGCAACATTCCGCTACGGATACTATAAATTCTTGTAAGACAAACTTGATTTTTTTGTAATACTGCGGTATAATGGCAGTATATAAATGTGAGGATATTATGAACATAGAGCAATTGCAAGAAGCATGGGACATTGATTGCCAGATAGATGATAACTATCTCGGTGAAACAACCACAGCTACTCCCAAGTTACATGCCAAGTATTTAAAACTACTTGTCAATGTCAAACTAAAACACACCAAACTCCAATCAGATTACAACTTGTTGCGCAAGAATAAGTTTCGCCTATATCGTGGTGAACTATCTCGTGATGAATTGACTAATCTTGCATGGGAACAATGGCAAGGTGTTAAGCCATTGAAGAATGAGATGGATGAATTTCTCTCAGGTGACA